TTATTGTCTTTAAACAATTCAGATTTTTCAAGTAGCGTAAAAGGTTTAACATAAATGGCATCTTCGCCCGTTAATCCCCATTCCTCAACTTCTATAATTTTAATCTCTTGATGCTTAAAATGATTTATAGCACCTTCAAGAAAATCCTTTTTAGGCATTCAATTATACTGTTGTAGTGCTTACGCCACCTGAAAACTGAACATTGATTGTTCTTGAGATCACGCCATCTAAAGAAACGTTCTGAGATACGCCAGTCACGATTGCAGTGCCTGTGTAATATGTATCGCCAGATGTATCGCCCTCTGGGTATAAGTTTAAAGTCACTTCTGAGCCAACTGCTAATGCACCTTGACCTGTTGTGTCAGTTTCGTCCCAATGACATTCAACAGTTCCTGTAGCATCTTTTCTTAACGCCTTATAGGATTTCGCAGTATCAGTTAGAGAAGTATCTTCAACTGTATCGTTGGATTCATCAATGGTAAAACCTGTGACTTCTGCCACTGCGTTTGAACCTACTTTGACTACTCCGCTTGTTCCGACATGTGTTGCCATTCTTCATTCTCCTTTGTTTCGGTTTGTTCTTCTACTTCTACATCTTTTTTCTTAGAAGTTCTAGTAGATTTTTTTTCTATTGAAAGTTTATAACCCTTCGCCAGAAACTTGTCTAGTTCATTATCCCAAATAGATATTGTTCCTAACCCGTTTGGCATAAATATTCTAATACGTTTAGCCATTATGATGTACCTCGTATAAATTCATAAAATACTCTTACCACAATACGCACTGCCCCCAAAGGATATAATGTGCCTTCATCTGAATTAACCTCAATAATTTTTGTTTCTAGTGCATTACTACCTCTAGTTCTATCAGTATCAAGTATTTCTTCTACCACTTCTGCTAATTCGTTTCTTTTGGTATCTATATTTGTTTCTGTACCCTTAACATATCCTACAATAATAAAATCTATTGTTCCTGCCCTTTTACCTGCTGAATAATCACCAAGGGCAAAATCTTCTCTCGTTTCATCTGAGGTTGTTATATACAATGCAGGGAACTGAGGGTCAGCTAATTCTTCTACTTTGAATGGCTCTCTAGTTATTTTTTTAAATTCAATAGGTGATGTGACTGCATCAAGGGTAGTTATTATATTACTTGCTATATCTTCTCTTAAACTCATGCTAATGCCTTTTTAATATTTTTTCTAATAATTGCATTAATTTTCTTTTGTTCTATTGTTGATATACCAAAGAACTCACGTTTAGGCATTTTGCCCTTACCTTCATTATGAATTAATGCTTTCTTAGTTTGTTCTGCACTTCTAAAAAATACAATACCACGACTAGGTCTAGTAGTGAATGTTAATGCGCTAAACATTTTACCTGTCATATTTAAATCTACAAAATTCTTAGGTGTTGTATCTTGATTGCTAGGGTCGTTATTTCTTTTTCTTCTAGCTTGAATATATCCTTTTGAATAAGGTTTAAATGGCCTACCCTTAACATCTTTACCTCTTTGTTCTGTTCTATCTCTAATAGCACTAACTTGAAAAGCTGATGCCTCTCCTAAAGCTAATTGAATTGATCTATGAAGTTTTTCTGATTTCTTCTTTAATTGTTGTTTGAAGAATTTACTATTGTCTTTGACATTAAGCATTAACGAACTAATCGTAAATGGTGAATAGGCTCTTTTTCATCAACAGAAATACCACCAGATTCATTTTCATCATATTCTACTCCGTCACGCAAACATGCTTGAAATTCCTCGTTATAATTTTGTCTGTAAAAATCCATTTTATTTTGAAAAGTATCTTTTCCGTCACCACCATCTGGGTCTTTAAACTTTGATAATTGGGGATAAATATATTCTGCCATACCTCTATAAAGAACTGCTCTTTTCCATTGAGAAGCAGTTAATAAACTTTCATTCATTTCAATAGTGGTTACTTTGGTTATATCTTTGTATCTAACGGTATGACGATATCGCTCCCACCATTCCTCTCTTATTTGACGAATAACATCATCTTCAGCAAATTGTAATTGAGTATCAAAATTAGCTATACCAAATCCTAATATATCTGGTTGATAATCTTCTAAATCTGCACTTGCTATTGAAAATGTTGTTGTTGCCATATTTTATCCTTAATCAATCCCCCAATGGTACACCAAAGGGGGATCGAACTCAATTATTATAATGTTGCATCAACAGTCACTTGGCAACCATAGTTATCTTTAACTACGTCTTGACCATAGGTCATTGTACCAACGATTTCTGTTGCTCTTAGAGAAGCATCTCTTTGAGTTTCTAGTCTGAAGTCCATCTTCATAGCAAGACCTAATGAGATTGGGTGGAATACACCGCCAACACAATCACCATCTGAGTCAATAGAGATGTTTGCGTTTTCATATACGTCAATACCAAAGATGTTTCCTACAAATCCAGAACCATAAACATTTTCACCTACTGATGATAATGCAGTTGCTGTACCCGCATACCCTGCTTGTGTAAGAGTTTTCTTTAAATTGAAAACTGCTTTAGGGTGGAATACTGCGTGATATGGTCTAGGAACATTTAATGCTCTTAGTGTAGATTCAGCTTTTAATAATAGATCAGCAGTTAATTCTGTACCTGCTGCTCCAAGATCGTTGCCTGTTGCAAATGAAGCAAATAATCCTGCTAAGTCAGTATCTACTTTCTTTGCAATCGCTTCACCAAATACTTTACCAATATCTTGTGCGATAGGTCTAGATGATGATTCTCTTGCTAGGTCAGTAAGTGTAGTCATTACACCGACTTCTGAAGCAGTGATTGTTTTTTCTGTAGGATTGACTTCGGTATTTGCTAAGTCAGAACCCTCGGCTACTGCGGAAGCAGCAACTGTTGGGAAAATTGGCACTGCAACTTGTTTGCCTTGCCCTGTGATGTTGTAAGTAGTAACTAGTGGACGCATTACTGAGGTCTCTTGGAAAGTGAAAATCGCTTCCTGTATAATCTCAGTATATAGTTCACTAATACTAGTACTTGTTGTTTCGTTAGCCATGATTGGCTCCTTTCTTAATATTAGTTGTTAGTTATAATTTTTGGTCTTAAATTAAAACCAGATTTAGTTTTGCGATATTCTGCATATTGCTTTCTATCCTCTGGATTGTTTAAGTCCAACTCCGCAAGATTAAAAGGTTCTTGGTTGACCTTGCCCACATTACTCCTACTTCCTGTACCACTTGGGGTGGCTTGTTGAAAATGAGGATTCTGCGTAAGAAATTCAGAAACATATTCTTCAACAGAATATAAATCTCCGTTTTGGTTATATCGTGGAGTACCACTTTCTGCAAGAACTTCTACTTGGCCATTATCATTTAATTTGACGTTATTCTTTAGCAGTTCAACTACTTGTTGCGGATTGATCGCTTTATGTTTTGAAGCTGAATTTAGTAATGCGTCATTAACTTTAATGGTGCGTAATTGTTCTTGATACTGTGATATTTCAGATTGATATTTTTGTGCTTGTTCTTTTAAAATATCTTCGTATTCACCACGTTTCTTTTTTTCTTCAAGTTCAAGTTTTTGTTTTTCTTCTTGGGCAACCTTTGCTTCATCAAAAGATTTAACGCCTAATTCGTTTAACCAAATTTTGCGTTCTCTATCGAGTCTATCCCTAACAACTTTATCAATATCAAATTGTTTAGGTTTTTCTTGTCTTGATTGCTCTTGAACTTGTTCTTCGTTTGCAGTTTTATCTTCACGAACTTCTGCTTGTTCAACCGTATTTTGCTCGTCAGCCATGAGTATACTCCTTTATGTTTAGTACTAATTTTGTTTGTAGCGAATATTTATTCAAACTACAAGATATTTTCCCATTCTGGATTATAGATAATCCAAGAATGTCGGCACCGATAACCACCTCTATCAATAAATGGGTCACTACCAGATTTGCCTTTCCAACTGTTATTTTCCCATAATCTTCGTGCTTCTTCATCAGTAAAGACCTTACCAATATTTCTTGCACAGAAATCTCTAGTGGTATCTATTCTCGTACCAGAATATTTATATTGTTTTATACCTAATTGATCGCCTTTGTATTTAGTGAACTTTCCGTCAAATTGCATAACAGAATCATGGGCTATTTGACTAGAATACTTACGCATATTGTTCCCTAAGATATCTGCACCATATTTACTAGCCAATGTTGATTTAGCACTATTCACACGCTCTAAAATGGCTTTATTAGAGCTATATCTATTCTTTTCTATAAAATCGACTAATCGGTTAATATCGTTCTCATTTGATCGTTGATAGATTCCGTTGATAGCACCAGATATATTTTTTACCATTTCATTAAATGGTTTGCCTATAAGTGCTGATTGGTAAACCTCATTAGAAATAGTATCAAGAAATGTATTAGCAATATCTTCAAACCCACTGAAAGATAAAAACTTTAATTGATTAATAATCTCTAAATCTGTTTTCTGTAATACCTTGAACTTTCTATCAACCGGTAATCTTTTAACTATCTTTTGATATTCTTTAACGATCTCATCATATTCGTTAATTATGGCATCAGCTTCTTTTAAATAAATACCTTGAATTAATGTTTTGATGTTAGGTCTAAATGCTATGGCAAACTGTGTATTGAAACTTGTACCACCTTTTGTTCTTGTGGTTAATTCTGCTCTAATTCTATCTTCTAAAGTTTTTAATACGCCTATAATACGTTCTTCATGTGTATCTATTAATTTGTTGAGTGTATCTTGTTTTGCCATTCATTATAAAGGGAAGTTTTTTTTCCACGCCCTAATTGACCAATATGCAGGTGATAGTGTTTTTTGACCTTTGACTTGTTTTAAAACTCCACCCATTCTAGCCAAGAATGATCTTTGTCTAGCAGGGATATTTTTTTTAATCTTCATATTAGGGTCACCAAATCTAATCTTCTTTACATTTCCTGTAGATTTATCCTTAACATAAACACCAAATTTTTTTGATTGATTAGGTGTTCTAAATGGTTTGTTTAGTTTAACTTCTCTACCTCTATATTTGGCCATTACTCTTGATACCACTCTATGAAACTACGTTCAATATAATCTTGGATAATTTTCTTTTCTTCAATAGGGTTATGTCTTGCCCCATGATATTCTTGATGCCTAAATATTCTTTTCGTATATCTATTAGGCGTTAAAAAAAAATCAAACTCATCAATATATATTTTGTTATTTAGATTGTTTATTGCCCAATAAATAGAAACAAAACCTGCGGTGGGGAATGTCATTTTAGTTTCTGCAGTCATTACTTGATAATCTCTTAAATCCCATTCGTAAGTATATTGCTTCATATATTCTGGGTAGTGTTGCATACGCACACCAAAATCTTCACCACATAATCTAACAATATATTGACTGTGTTTAGAAATATCTAAATCTTCTTTATTGATACCTGCTAGAGATAAATTGTTAATCCAAATATCGTGTTCATCACGATATCCAAGATTCATTCTAAAGGTAATAACGTTTTTATATTCTTTATCCCTAACAGGCTCTTTGTTGCCGATAATGACGATTGGTTTATCACCAATAAAATTTTGAATGTCATTTAAAGTTCTCACTTTTTTGGCATTACTTCTTTTTCTTTTTTTTCATAGTAGACTTAGATTTCTTGGGTGGTCTACCTTTTTTGCTTCCGTATGTTCCTTTTCCTTGTGGCATGACTTAATCCTTTCTTGATAATGTTTAAAACATAATAACTCTAACATACCAAATTTATAATTAAAACCTATACAGGCATATTCGCCACAAAAACATTTTTGATCTTGATTGCGTTTGGAATGACTCCAAGTCACAAACTCATTTGCGTTTACGACTTTTCCTTTTGGTTGCTCTGGTGACGATATCTTTGTCAAATGTTGATGACCTTCCCCTGCTGATTAATTTATTAACACGAGCCATACTCCATTGTGCCATACCTATTCTTGGCCTTGACCCACTAGAAAGAAATGCACCCTGTCCTCGTCTATAAGATGCTTTTAAATCACTGAATGTAAATAATTTAGATTTCTTTGCTTTTGCTTTAAGATTGGCTACTGTTGATGCTGATAATGGTTTACGTTTGACCATTAATCTATTGCGGAAATATTTATTTCACCAGAACCTGCACCATGCCCAATAAATGCAATTTTATCACCAGATTTAAATCTAAATATTTCAACGTGGTTAGTAGGCATTAATAAATCTTCTTCAGTCGCTGTTGGGTCAGAACCAAATTTAATATGTGCGTGAGTAGTCACCGCAATTCTTATTAAACCACTGCCTGTAGTAATAACGCCAGATTGTGCTGAGGCGTTTCCTACTGTATGCGTTTCTGGTGCAAAATCATTATCTATTATTGTAGGTGTTGTTGTGTTTGTCATATCTTTGTCCTTTGCTTTAATAAACTTAGAGGTATTCTTTTACCTGCTTTATAAAGTGCTGACATTCTTGTAAGTAATGATGCCCTTTTTTTTCTTTTACCACCTTTTAAACCAGAAAGATACTTTTTTGGTATTTTGGTTTTTTTATCTTTTTTAACCTTCGGCAACTTCTTCCCCTTCAATAGCAGGAGTACTAAATTGACCTATGGGTCTAGCTTGAGCATCTATTTCATTATTGATGTCATTAATTTTTTCATCATCATCAACGACTGCCCTTGCAATCTGTTTATCAATTTCTTTAATGAAAGTATCTGATTGAACACCACTTGCTTTTGCCATTTGTAAGAATTGTAAGTCACTAGCATAATCTCTAAGATCAAATGAATCTGGGTACATAATTTCACCGTCAAATGTTGTATCTTGCCATTTAGCATATAAATCAAATATTTGTTCTTCAGTGTTTTGTAATAAATCTGCCTTTTCTGCTAATCTTGCATTTAATAATTGGAACTCAGTTTGTAAAGCAATACCACTATTTACAGTTTTTTCTGTACCTCTTACTGCTCCCATGTGAGTAATACGATCAATCGCTTGTACTTTCATGTTGATTGTTTTCATTATACTTTCTAGTGACTGAGAACTTGGTTGAATAATGTAAGGTTTTAATCCTTGATCTAAATCTTCTGGCATTTCAATAATAGAACCTGCACCTGCACTTGCTTCTACATTCGGTGTTTTAACTAGACTAGGGTGATTAGATAATCTTATTAACTGTTCAATTTCAGAGTACTCGTTATAGATAGATCTTTGTAATTCTGCAACATCAGATAGATCGGATATACCGATTGCTTTCTTCATTGATTTTTGATTGTAAAGAATAACTGCAGGAATGATTCCTAAGGGGTTAGGTTGCTCATCAATCTTAATAGGTTTCTTGGTTGTGTAGTCAATCGTGTAATCTTCAATCTTGTAAGTGGTTACATCTTCCATTGACCATACTTTAACAATAGCATCTTTTTCCATAATGCTTTCAACGACTGTTAATGATGTTAAATAATATCTTCCATTGATAGCACGTTCGTAATTCCAATTAGTAATATTCTCTGGTGTATAAATTGAAATATAAGGTCGAATATCTTGACTGAGTTCTTCGGCTCTGGTCTTTGCGTTTGATTGTGGTTTATCAATAATTGCCCAACAAGTACCATAGATAGATGCGTTAATTTGCATTTCTCTAATAACATTGTTGTATTGTCTACCATCTAAATCAGCATCTTTAATAAATTGTTCTAATTGAGGGTCGCCTGTTAAACTTCCAAAATTTCTAGTTGGGGGAACTCTAAATAAAAATGAAGAATAAATTTGAACTACGTTTCGGCAGTGATTATCAAGTGCAGTATATTCAATACGCTTTAAATATTCTTCTTCTGTTTCTAATACATACCGGTTGAGGTAATATCCATTTGAAAAATCTTGACCACCCATATAAGAACGTACATGTAAATCCCAATCTTGCATTTTCTTTTCGTAGTCTGGGTGCTTTGCTACTAAAAAATCTCTATCGTAATTCATTATGACCACCTCGTAGGTCTAGTTGGTGTAAATTCTCTGCGTAATGGGTATAAATATTCTATCATATAACCTAAGGCATCATTAAAGTGATCGTACCCACTATCTTTGTCTGGGATTGTTGTGCCATCTTTGTAAATTTGCCTTTCCAAACTTTTTATAACATTTTTACACTTTGAAGCAATATATAAACTATTTTTGCCTTTGGCGTTTTTTAATTTAGCATTAACAGAGTTAATTCTATCTCGTATCAATGGGTGATTATTTCTTACCTTCATATTAAAACCTGCGTTCTTTAAGATAGCTAAATCAGTCACGCCACCTGCTGATGTCTTTCTTTGTTTTGATGCAGGGTCTGGGTAAACAGTTATTTGATGACCACTATATCTATTTAATATTTCTTCGGTCATTTCTTGTGTATTACTAGAATAGATTTGTATTTCATCATAGATATAAATAACATCATTAATGATTTCAGAAACTACGCAAACCATAGGATCAATATTGAAGTCCATGCCGATATGGATAACCTTTGATTGAGGTTGATAATCATCAATTATATTTTGAGTTCTATCAAAGTTATAATAGATCGCACCTGCATAATTAACAAATGATGCTTCATATTCCTGTTGAAATGTTCTTTCATCAAGATCATATCTTGCTTGTTCTATTTCATTAGCAGGTACTTGACCACCTTCTAAAGTTGTGTATTTAAAACTTGCCCATTCTTTATCTGTTTCTGCCTTCAAGAAAAGACTATAAGACCAGTTTCCATATCCTCTTGGAGTTCCTGTAAATAAACAATGCCCACCTCTATCTGACAAGGTAGGTCGTAATACTTCCGTCCATGCAGTATCTTTAATATCTGCGAACTCATCTAGTACTAAAAAATCTAAACCAACACCTCTAAGGGATTGTTCATTGTCAGCACCTCGTAGGCTAATAGTAGAACTATTTTTTAAATGTACAGTTAAGTCAGCGTGATTAACCTTATCTACCCATTTATGTTTATATAACCTATCAATCAAATCATTCCATACAATATTCTTAGCCATACGATACGAAGGAGCCACATACCAAACTTTCTTTTTAGGGTATCTAGCAAATCTTGCTAGTTCGTTTATGGCCAGAAATGTTTTACCAAATCTACGACCACTAATTAGAACTCTAAACCTTGCTTTGCTTTCTATAACTTTTTGCTGAGGTTTAGTTAATCCCATTAATCATACGACCAAGGGAGTGGGTCATTGTTTTCGCTAGTTTCTATTTTATCTTTTTGACCTAACATCTGCTTACCTAACCATATAAGCATAGTAGTATTACCAGATTGTGCTTTTTCAAATTGTAATCTTCGTAATGACATTCTGCCCTTATCTTTTCCCTTTTTTATAGTATCCGCAAAATTACGTTCTAATGTATCTACTGAACACCCAAAGAATGATGCCATTTCTTCCATAGTGCATAAAATTGATGATAATTTTTCCAACTGATCTTCGTTTATTTCTATTTTTGGTCTGCCAACCTTTTTCTTTTCTTCCATGTTTTACCTCTTATACCCAGAGTGTGGGTTTCATTTTTTTTTACCTATACCATGAAATTATATTATTTGCTAATTCTTTAGTATCATCAAGGTTATCTAAGATGTAGGTTTCAATATTAATTTTAGAATTTGTTATAATGTTTTGAATCTTTGTATATCTACCTTTAATAAATTTTTCTGATTGACTATCGTTTCTTTGTTGATGTCTTTCATCAATAACTTCCTTAGTATTATTTAAAATAATAACTCGTAAATCATAATATTGATCAATAAACTCTATATTTTTAAGGCTAAATAGACGATCACCTTCAAATAATATATTTCTATTATTGGCTTCTATGTATTTAATAAAGTGTTTATTAACTGCCATAGATAACTTATCTGTACCTAGAAAAACAGAATCTTCATTATAAATTCCTAATAAAGATAAATTGTTATCTGTATTGTAATGACCTCTTAGCAGTCCATACTGAAAGTTTTGAAAATTTAATTGATTATATATTTCTTTGACTAAGGTTGTCTTACCTGTTGCAGGTACCCCACCGATAGCGATACACTTATTTGTTTTTAATTCTTTCGTATTCATCTGAAGCACTACCACATTCAACCATTTTTTTTCTAAAATAACATACGATAGATATACGTTCATAAGGCCGATCTGATGTCATAGCGGTGTTTCCATGTAGTTCATGGACATCAAATAGTGCTAAATCACAATTTCTTACATTAACTGCAATCCCATATTTAGGTAGAACAGTATATCCACCTTGATACTTTCCTGTTTCTAATACTGCTAGATTTCCAAATCCTTCTGGTAAGTCACCTGCATCATAGTGACAAGCAGTCCTAAAATTTTTATTAACAGTAACTGTTGAGAATACAGTGTTTTGGATTTTAAAGTCATCATGTGTTTTATCCCATTCATCTTTTTGATTTTGCCATCTATCTGGAAGATGCTCTTTAAACATTTTAGAAATAAATTGTATATACGGTACTGCTTTTTTGTACTCTTGAAAGTGTTTGTAAGTAAACTCTGTTGTTCTGCAATAAGGGATACGAGCATATCTATCAGCATAACCAATAATACTTGAATAAACCGCTTTGGCCTTAGGCGAATTAGAAAGTGTTCCGTCTTTCTTTAAAGGTATAAATCTGTTGCCAATTATCTTACCGACAGTTAATCCATCAATTTTATCTCCAATTTTTAATTCCGGTGGTAGTGGTCCAGATGCTTGACCTCTATTATTAGATAAAGCAACTGCTTTTCTTAAAGCATAATAGGCATTTTCTGCGAGGTTATGGGGTATGACATTTTTTATAAAAACTGCTATTGGCTTTCCGTTTTCATCAACTACTTTAGTATCTTCTTCTAATAAAATATCTATGTAAGATTCATCTAAAAACTTACCTTCTAAATCTTTTATTTGTTGATCTGTTAATTTAGGTTTGACTGTTAGCGTTTTCATTTTCTATTGCTCGATAGACTGTATCAGTTAGATTTGATGTTCCGTAAATTTTTTGTAGACTTTCTACCATTTTTTTAAACATTGGTTCATTTTCACTATTAAGGAATAATTGTACCATACGCACTTGTGACATTGGTGCTTGGATATCTTCTGTTATTTCTTCCACTAAATCATTGGCCTTTTCAAAAGTAGGTACGAAAGCAACTATTTTTTCTATTTCTGTTTCGTCAAACCCTAAATTATTAAGATCATAATGATTATCCATTAAATCGCCCATTTCAAAATTTAACAATTTATAATCCCAAGAACTATCTTGATTTAATCTATTATCGGTGATGCGATACGCCTTTGCTTTTTCTGGTGAAATATCAGCAATCAAAACAGGTACTTCTTTAAGTCCTAATTTTTTTGATGCCTCTAATCTTGTATGGCCAACTATTACAACCATACCCCTGTCTACTACGATTGGTTGTTGAAATCCAAACTCCTTTAAGGAATTAGCAACTTTATCAACATTTAAATTTTTTCTTGGGTTTTTGTCGTAAGGTATTAATTGGTCTGGTGAATAATATTTTATATCCATTAATGTACTGTCGGTGATTTAGTTAATTGCATACCTAACATACGCATCGCTAAGTCTAAATTATGTTCCGCCTCCTCTTTTGATTGCCATGAGCCAAAATTAACGTAAGCAGTAAATGTACCGTCTTCATTATCGACTATTATATAGCTTTGTGGGTCTGACATAACTGATTTTCCATTTTGACAATTTTAAAATAAATATAACTCAATAAATTGCAACCATGAATGTTTACGGTATTACTAATAAATCTATCAAGTTTTTTCTTAGCTTGTTCAAGTTTGATCATGCTCCTCAAGGCATTGACAA